TCTTCCGATCTCAAATTTAGGATCTTTACGAGTATTTTTTATAGCTTCTTTTATATGATTATATTCACCAGAAGCAAATTTTTCTTTACGTGTTTTTTTTATAGCGTTAACTCTTTTTTCAGATTTAAGATCACCCCAATGTCCTTTGATTTTTGATTGATGACCATGTATCCATTTACAATAATCTTTTTTATTAGGTTCATAACGTGTTTCTTGACCACATCCACAATTACATGTTGGGTGAACTCCATTGTATTTTTCAATTATTATTTTATCTTTTTGTAACATAAAAATCCCCTTATATACCGATAAATATGTAAGGGGATTAAAAGATGTGGAATGGGTCGTGGTTTTTTTAATTAAAACCAAACACCATTCTCAATAATTCAAGATACAATAATCCATTCCGATTGTCATTGTAAGGTTTACTGCTTCAGTATATGTTGACCAGTCGTAGTCATCAAAGTTTGCTGTTTTAATAAAAGCTCCTTTAATTACCCACTCTGATACTACATCCCCTACTGGACCTAATACGTTGAATGTTATATCTTTTTTATAGAAATCCGAGTAACCTGCTCTACCTGTGATAGATTCATATGCTAAACGAGCCCATTCCATTACTACCTGCGCACCTGATGGAGCGATTGGGTCAAATAATGTAAATGTTAAGTCTCCCCATAATCTTTTTCCACTACGGATTTTTCTATAAGTGTTGATGTGATCTAAAATAATTTCACCATCATCAAAATTTACGGCACTTACTCCTTTGATTATATATGATGGGATACCGTTTACATACATTATAAACCTGTTTGGAACTTTAGGTTCATATTGAGTAAACATCATCTGGTTTGCGTTTAATATCGGCATGTTCTCTGTGTATTTATTGTTTGTTAATTATAAATATTAATTAAGATGGGAACTCAACACCAGTTGGTAAAATTGTGAAATCTAATATTACGAATTCAGCAGTTTTAGTTGGTTGGATATAAATTTGACCAATTAATTGATTTCTATCTACTACACTTGGTGTATTATTTGACTCATCCATTACTACCTTATAAGCATATAAACCTTGTCTTTGTACTACACTGTCTAAGTATGGGTTAATTTGGTTTAAGAATGCATTTCTTGTAGTAGCCGTATTTTGTTCAAATACTAATCCACGAGCTATACCACCAATATATCCTTTTAATGCAATTAACAATCTTCTAACATTTACTCTATCTAAAGCTGTTGCTTTTTGTTGTAATGTTTTCTGACCGAATACTACAACACCGTTTCCAGGGAATGTAGCTAATGGATTTACATTATCTAAATATAAGTTGTTTCTGTCGTTTAATGATAATCTTCTTTCAACTCTTGTTACGTTTGGAATACCACCTCTAGTAATACCTGCTGGTGCAAACCATGGAGCAGCTACTTCATCATTGAAGGCAAATACACCTCCCATTAGTACTGAAGCAGGAACCCATACTAATCTACCCATTGCTGAACTAAATACTTGACACCATGGCCAGTATGTTGCTGCGTAGCTTGAGTTTGAAGCATTTGCTGCTGTTTTAGCGCTTGTTATTGAACCACCATAAGGTACTGGGTCAACTACTGCTAAGGCATCTGCTCTTCCTTCACATAATGCGATTGGATCAGCATTATTAGCACCAATATTAATGTTGGCATTTCCACCTGCTAAAAATAAACCAGGAGTCATTAATAAGTTAAATTGATATTCGTCTGTATTATTTAATAAGTTTAAAGCTACTGCATAATCAGCTGTTGTAAATCCTTGAGTGTTTGTTGCAGCTGTTGTTATGTTTTCAAACATAAATTTACTTAGGTTAGTATCTGCGACACCACCATTAAAGGCACCTGCTAAACCTCCGTCTCCATTTTCTGGTAAACTTCCACTAAATACTGAAGATTGATATAACCCATTATTATCAAATGTGTTAAATTGTGCTTGAGGTACGTTTGCAACTCTAACATATCTTGAAGCATTAGGAAAATCACCTTGAACATCAATATATCCTTGACCATCTGCTGCTGAATAAACGTATACTGGTTTAGTATTACCAATTACTCTAGCAATATAGTTAGGTTGATTAACATCCATTGATAAGTTTGTCCATGTTTCAAGAACGTTTGGTTGGGCATCCGTATCATTACCACTTCTGATAATTAATGTAAATGTACCTTGTGTAGTATTTACATTTTGAACTTGCCAACGAACGTTAGTAGCACTACCATTTACTAAAGCTCCTGAAGATAATATGCTTCCTGAGTTGTTCATTTGGTTACCCCATGCTAATGTTTCTAATTCAAAACATTGAGTACCAGTAGCACCCCCTGCAAAAGTTCTATCAATACTTGATGAGACAATATGGAATGAATTTCCTAATGTTTCATTATAAGGCACACTAGCAGTTACAGCTAAATTTGTTACTGATGAGCTCGCTACTATATTAAATGTAGACTGTAATGAATTAATTTTATTTACAATATTATTAGTAGTAATTGTAGCTGTTGATCCTGTTAAAATATAATATGTTGGAGCAGCATCAATTTGACTAGCACTACTTGTCATTATAAATTTACCATAAGATACAGCAGTATTTAAATTAGCTGATCCTGTTAATAGGAAAAATACAGTTCCATTACCTGGGTCATCTGCGTTAAGTCCTGCTACACTCATAGAAGAAGTTGCATCAAATCCTACTAAAGGAATACTTGCAGATGCAAACGATTCTAATGCTGATGAACCCGTTCCAGCATTTGTGATTCTTGTTACCAACAATGTGTTTCCACCATTGTCAAAATAATTTTTAGCTGCTAATGAGGTAAAATATTCAAAATTACCGTTAGCACCACTTTGAAAAGTACTTCCAAATTTAGCAACATAGTCACTATACGTAGTAACTAATGTTGGGACATATGGGATACCATTAACTGTAGGACCTACAAGAGCTGCTCCAGCTTCGATTGGGCCTTGAGTTACTGCACTCTGGTCATTTTCATTGGTGTATACACCAGGAGAAATAATTGCTTCTGCCATTTTATGTTATTGTTTTAATTTCTAATAGAGTTTTGTTCTAATAATAAATATTCTAAAAGAACTGCAAAACAACATTTATTTTATCCAAGTTCGCCTGTTTCTAGATTAACTTGTTTGTCACCGTATTTATCACCTAAATTTTTAACTATTTCTAATCTTTGCTCATTTACTTTAAAAGTATGTTCAACTAACTTATTTTTTTCTTTAGTTAAATTCTCTAAATCTAATGTAATTAATCCAAGATTAAATAAAGCTGTTTGATATTCTTGATAAACATCTCTAAATTCTTGTAATTCTTCTGGAGTTAAATGTGTTTGGTTTTCCATTTGGTTTTCTGTTTGTTTTATCATAATTATAACTTTTTATTTATTCTTTCCATTTATTAGCAGGACATGGGTTTACTTCTGGGTTTTTTAGTGAAAATATTTTTTTATTTAATGGGCATAAACATATACCACAATAATAAAATTCAATTATGTTTTCATTTTCTTCTTTATACTCACAAGTATTACATACAGATAATCTGTCTTCTGCTAGTTGTTTTTCTTCTGGTGTTGGGTTAGCTGCTATTATCCAAGCAGCTGCTATTTCTTTAAATTTTCTTAACATAACAATAACGTTTTATGTATTATACAAAAAATATTTTAGGTTTACAAATCTCCTGCGCGAGGATTTGCGATGCTTTTTACTACTTCTGTTCCTATTGATATAATTGATTTAGAAAAGAATTGTTTTTTACCATTCGTAGCCATATCTCTATTAATAGTGTCAGGAATAATATAACCATAAAGTGTTAAATTCATACTTGTTTTGGCTATACGTTGATCACTTACACCATATTCATTTGTAGAGTCAAATCTATCGATATATGTTCTAAATTGAAAACGATTTTTATCACCCCAATACGAATCTGACGCAAACTCTACTGATTCGACGATTTTGTTGTTTTCTTGGATAAAATTGGTAATAATGGCGCATTCGTACGTTATATTAACATAATCCGGTACAGGAGTTAAATAGAATTTTTCGGATGGTATTACATTATTTAAAACATCAAAATTGGTGTATTGATTTTGAGAATTATATCTAGCTCTAGCAACAGCAAAGTTATTTACATTATTACCATCTAATTTATTTGCTAGTGTTCTGTTTTTTTCAAACCCTGTTCTTCTAACAATAATATATGGGTGCATTGCTTTTCCATTCTTATCTCTAAAATACCCATCTTTTTGAACAGATACCCATCTTTCAGCAGAAGCATAAGAAACCGGTACAGGTATTTGATTACCATTTTGAACTATTGTTGGTTTTATAATATTATTAAAGTAAAAGAATACAGCGTCATCAA